AGGTAAAAGCCAAGTCTGTAGAGAAATTGCTTATCACTTAATCAATCAAAAACAAAAAGTTGGTTACATAGCTTTAGAAGAAAGCGTTAAACGAAGTGTTAGAGGAATTGTATCAGTAGGATTAAATAAATTAATTCATTTACCACAAGTAAAAGAAAAATTAACAGAAGAAGAATTAGTAACAGAGTGGAATAAAATAAAAGACTACGTTTGTTTCTACGACCACTTTGGTAGTTCAGACACAGAAGATTTAATGAACCGTATTAGATATATGGTTCAGTCATTAGATTGTAAGACAATCATACTTGACCACATTTCAATTGTTATTTCAGGTTTAGCTGACGGAGATGAGAGACGCTTAATTGATAACACTATGACCCAATTAAGAAAACTTGTTGAAGAAGTTAAATGTGCAATGTTTGTTGTGTCTCACTTGAAACGACCAGAAGGAAAACTTGGACACGAAGAAGGTGTTCAGACTTCGCTATCTCATTTGAGAGGTAGCCATTCATTAGCACAATTATCAGATGCAGTAATTGGTTTTGAAAGAAACCAACAAGATGAAATTTCAAACAATGTAATGACTGCTAGAGTTTTAAAGAATAGATTTTCTGGTGATACAGGAATTGCTTGTTCTCTTATTTACAATAAGGAAACAGGTCGTCTATCAGAAGGTGACTTTGATGAATGAACCAATGTTAGCCAAGTTCATCTTGTCATTTCTGGTAGACAAAGAAGATTACAAAGAATTATCTCAAGAACAACAAGAGCTAGTATTTCTAACTTGCAGGACAATTATGACTGCAATCTATAACTCAATTAAATATGAAAATGTTTATCCAGTTATTATGTGTGGAGATGCAGAAGCTAAAGAAATTATTACAAAAGCAATTAAGAGTGTAACTCACATTCTTCCAAGCGTTAATAAAATTACCATTTACACAATCCAATAATGAAGTTGATAGTTGATGTAGAAACCAATGGGTTTCTAGACAAGCTAGATTTTAAAATTCATTGTATTGTCTTTAAGGATATAACGACTAATCAAGTCTACAGTTTTAATCCTGACAATCTGAATGAAAGTCTAAACCTACTAAAGAAAACTACTTTATTAATAGGACACAATCTTCAAGGTTTCGATTTAGGCGCTATTAAAAAGCATTTCAATTTTGAATATGAAGGTGAAATCTTTGATACGCTTTTGGTATCAAGATTAATTTATACCAACATATTAGATAACGATTTTAAATTTAAAGAACTACCACCAAAACTTTATGGAAAACATTCATTAGAAAGTTGGGGTTACAGACTAGGTTTAAGAAAAGGTGATTATCAAGAACATTCAGATTTTACTGAATTTAATGATGATATGATGAAGTATTGTGAAAGAGATGTTGAAGTTACTCACTTACTTTACAACAAATTAATTGGAGAAAATTACTCTCAACAAGCCATAACTTTAGAACATCAGTTTGCTCATTGGATTAGAAAACAAGAGCAGTATGGAGTTGATTTTGACGAGACGGCTTCTCAGTCGCTACATTCTATCCTAACCAAGAGGAGACTACAGTTGGAAGACGAACTGACTGTAGTTTTTCCTTCTTGGCAAAAGCATTGTGGCACAAAAGTTTATAAAAGAGATAACATTAAAAAAGGTATCAAGGCAGGTGTTCCAGTAGAAATTTATAAAGCTGAAATATTTAATCCTAATTCAAGAGACCACATCGCAGATAGATTAATTACAGTTTTAGGTTGGAAGCCAAAAACATTTACACCAACAGGTAAACCAGAAGTGAATGAACAAATCTTAAAAGCACTTCCATATCCTGAAGCACAAAAGATTGCTGAATACTTAATGGTTCAAAAAAGATTAGGACAGTTAAGTGATGGTGAACAAGCATATTTAAAATTAAACAAAAAAGGAAAAATATATGGGCAAGTTAATACGATGGGTACTTACACAGGTAGGTGTTCTCACTTCAATCCGAATTTGGCGCAATGCGTTAGTTCAGATAGTCCGTATGGTAAAGAATTTCGTTCCTTATTCATTGCTCCTACCGATATGGTTATGTGTGGTATCGACTTTAGTGGTTTGGAGTTGCGTGTGCTTTCTCATTTCTTGGCTATATTTGATAATGGTGACTTTTCAAAAAGACTTCTTGAAGATGATATTCATACCGCCAATCAAAAAGCTGTCGGACTATCCACACGTTCTGAAGCTAAAAGGTTTATATATGCTTACATATATGGTTGCGGAAATGCGAAGCTCGGTGAAATACTTAACGTCTCTAATGACGAAGCCAAAAGAATAAGATTTAAGTTTGAGAAAAGTTTACCTGCATTAAAAAATTTAGTTGATGCAGTTAAAACTAAATTCAAAAATACTGGTTGGATAAAAGGTTTAGACGGAAGAAAATTAATTCCTAAAGCTGAATATTCAGCACTCAATACTTTAATACAAAGTGCAGGAGCATTGATTGTTAAACAAGGAACAATCATTCTCAATGATGAATTACATAAGGCAGGTTTTGTCTGGGGTAAAGACTATGCAATGGTCTTACACATTCACGATGAAATGCAGTTCTATGTAAACAAAAACAAAATAGAACAATTTAAAACAATTGCTCAATCAATATTTGGAAAGACACAAGACTTCTTTAAATTCAGAACCAAGTTAGACGGTGAGATTAAAGTAGGTCTTAATTGGAGTGACACTCACTAAAGGATTTAATCCTCATTTCGACCTTTGCCTAGAGTTTGGTGAAAAATACGAAAACGAATTTCAGAAAATAGTTGAAAGTAAACAGCTTGAAATAAAGACCGATAAGATTTGTCAAAGAACAGGAAACGTCTTTGTTGAATTTGAAAGCAGAGGAAAAGATAGCGGATTAGCTACGACTACTGCTGTCTATTGGGTTTACTGTCTATGGTCTGAAGTACGCAAAGAACAGACTTATGTCTTCATACCTACCAGAAGACTTAAGAAATTAATCAAGCAGGGAAATTACAAAGAGATGAGAGGTGGAGATAACTGGACTTCTAAAGGTTACCTCATTCCCAAAGAAGACCTCTTACAATTAATATGAAATATAAAAAAGTAAAAATAATTTGGATTGACCCCACAGGTCAAACAGGTTGGCAATCACAAGAAGATTTAGAGAATTTCAATCCTGAAGAATGTGTCATTGAAGGTTATCTTTTTTCTAAAGATAAAAAATTAGTCAAAACATTTTCTTCTTATTCAATAAACAACGATACAGGTGAAATGACATTTGGAGATACCAATGTCCTTCCTACTTCCTGCATCAAATCAATAAAGGCAATCAAATGAAAAATATAGTTGAGTTCCACTCAAACAATCAAAAAGTAATGTTAGTTGATGGTGATTTACTTGCATATAAAATTACATCAGCAATAGAACAACCAATTGATTGGGGTAATGATATATGGACATTACATTCAGATTTAAAAGTAGCTAAAGCTAATTGGGAAGCTGATATTAAATATTATCAGCAATACACACATTCTAAAAATGTAATTATTTGTTTTTCAGACAAAGAAAATTTTAGAAAGAAGTTTGACAACACATATAAATCTTACAGAAAGAAAATTCGTAAGCCTATAGCTTATGCACCGTTAAGAGATTGGATTAAAAAGAATTACCAATGGGTATCTTTTCCTAATTTAGAAGGTGATGATGTTTTAGGATTATTAGCAACAGGAGTTCATAAAACAAATAACGTCATAATATCTGGTGATAAAGATATGAGAACAATACCTACTTGGCATTGTTTTATAGGCGATGATAGTATTGAGTATGTAGACCAACTAAAAGCTGATTATAATTTTTGTACTCAAGTATTAGTTGGAGACCAAGCAGACGGTTATAAAGGTTGTGTTGGTGTAGGTGCTGTTAAAGCATCTAGAGTTTTACTTAATAAAAAATCAATAGATGAATTATGGGAAGCGGTCATACAAGAGTATGAGCGTAACAAACAAACATTTGAAGATGCTTACCATCAAGCAAGACTAGCAAGAATATTAAGAGCAGGTGAGTACAACTATGAAAATCACAAGGTTAGTTTGTGGGACTACAAATACAAAGAATATCAATTAATGAAAAAGGCTAGTTAATGACCAACAAAGATTATTTTAAAAAAGTTTTAGAAGAACAGATTGGTGGCAATCATTATAAAGATAGATTTGAGATTGAACCTGCTGAATTTATTTTAAAAAACAGATTAGATTTTCCTACAGGGTGCATAATTAAGTACCTTTTGAGACACCCATTTAAAAACGGAAAAGAAGACTTACTCAAAGCAAGACAGTACTTGGATATGATTATTGCAAGGGATTATGAGTAATTTGTTAATTAAGTTCCACTTTAGGAGTAAGTAATGTCAAAAAAAGAGATAAAGATACCGATTATTAATGAAGATTTAATAGAGTATCTAGACAGACTATTCCCAGATAAGTGCGCTGACCTAAACGATAGTGAAAGAGTAATCATTTACAAATCAGGTCAAAGGTCAGTCGTTAATCATTTAATAGAAAAATACAAAATACAACAGGAGAATTAGTTATGTGTACGTTTAGAGCGCCAAGTCCGCCACCTGCACCTGAACCAATTCCTGAAACACCACCAGTCGTAACTCAAGCTACTACTACTCAAAAAGCTCCTGCGACTGCAAGAAATGAAAGTGGTGTGAACAGAAATATGGCTTCAGAAGTATCTAGAAAAAGACAAGGTAGAGGAAGTTTAAGAATACCTCTAGCATCTTTAAGTTCTGGTAGTGGTCTTAATTTCCCATCAGCATAGAATATGGAACAATATAAATTGAATACATCAACTGTCGGTGAAGATAAAAATTCACTAGATAGTCAGTATTCAAAACTAGAGTTAGATAGAGAAATTTATTTAGAACGTGCAAGACGTAATGCTGAATTAACTATTCCACATCTATATCCACCAAAAGGTTCAAACGAAGCTACAGAATATCCAACACCATATCAATCAGTTGGAGCAAGAGGTGTAACTAACTTAGCGTCAAAACTAATGTTAGCTTTATTTCCACCACAAGCTCCATTCTTTAGATTAGATGTTGATGAATTAGTTTATAAATCTATTCAAGGCGACCCACAGCAAAAAGCTACAATCGAACAAGGTTTAGCTAAAATTGAAAAAGCTGTGATGGATAGTATTGAAAGTAATAACGATAGAGTTGCAGTTTATGAAGCATTGAAACATCTAATTGTTTCAGGAAATGTTTTATTACAAATAACTGATGAAGGTTTAAGAGTTTTTACTTTAGACAAATATGTAATCAAAAGAGACCCACAGGGAAGAATTTTAAAAATTATTATTAAGGAAGGTGTTTCACCAACAACTATTCCTGAAAAATTAAGAGCAAAAATAATTACAGATAAAATACAAGAAGAAAAAAAGAGTTTAAATTTATTTACTTGTATTACTAGAACTAAAAAGAATTATTACGTTCACCAAGAAATTAATAAAGTTAAAGTTTATGAAGAAACTTATGACTTTGATAAAGTTCCATACATTGCCTTAAGATTTAACCGTATTGACGGTATGAACTATGGCAGAGGTCATTGTGAAAGTTATGAAGGTGACCTACGTAGTTTAGAAGGTTTAACAAGAGCGATTTTAGAAGGCAGTAGTGCGTCTTCTAAAATGCTTTTTATGATTGCTCCTAATGGAACTACAAGAGCAAGTTCAATAGCAAAAGCTCCTAATGGAGCAATTATAGAAGGCGATGCTAAAGATGTTAGCGTTCTACAAGCTAATAAATTTGCTGATTTTAGAGTTGCCTATGAAGCTATGGGAAGAATTGAACAAAGACTTCAATTTGCTTTCTTATTAAATGCTTCAGTACAAAGACAAGCTGAAAGAGTTACAGCAACAGAAGTACAATTAGTTGCGAATGAACTTCAAGATGCCTTAGGTGGTGTCTATGGAATTTTAACTACAGAATTTCAATTGCCATACATCAAT